CTGAACCAGGAACGTGAGAGAAACACACACAATCATAATGGCAAGCAGGGTGAGGAGAGCTTGTCGGTCTTTCTTTTGAAGGTAAAAAATGTCTTTGAACTTCATAAGCTCCGATTTTATAGGTGAGTCGGGATTACTGGATAGTATTGACTCCAGATCCTTCCTATAACTTATTGATAATCAATATGCGATATCTGATGTTTTTGACATTTTGTACCGATTTTTCGCTCCCTTATTGGGTGTAGCAACAGCCTGTAATTTAGTCGGTTGCTACACCCAATAAGAGAGGAGTAAATCTTTTTTATTGCTGTACGATGTTTTTTGTCAGAAGTTGTACTTGGTCCCGCAGCCATTTGATTTGCTCAGCCTGTTGGTCGAGCATCGCCTTTTGGTTGTTAATGACACCCATCAATACATCAGGGCTACTGTTTATGTTGACAGTTGAGTTGCTGATGTGATGCACATTCGTATTCTCTAACTTTTTATCATCATACTCTTCATTTGAGAGGAAGAAGTCCTCTATTGGAACCTCAAAATATTCCGATAACCTTTCAAGGTATCGAGAGTCAATGTAAGTTCGACCCTTGAAGTAGCTCGATGATATGTGTGAACTCTGACCGAAGACAAAAGCCACCATTTCACCGACTGTTTTTTTCTGCTCCTTGAGCAGTCGATTCACTAAATCTCCGTTAAACATAACCTAATATCATTAAATGTAAGTTAAATAACACCGCAAAAATAGGATTTCTTTCCTAAAACAGCGGAGTTTTCGATAATTCTTCTTATATTTGCCCACAAATTTAGCAACAAAATTCGAGATATGCAAAAAAAAGAAGTTAAAAATGGAGCATTAACTATTGAAGGTTATTATGCGACTCTTTCCAAAAAAGAGAAGAGTCAGCTCATTCAGTTTCTCATGAATAAGTATGGTTTCTGCTACAATACTGTACAACAAAAGTTGTCGGGCAGGACCAAGTTCAATCCAAGAGATCTCTTGGTAGTACAAACGGTTATAAATCAAAACTTATGGAAAAGCAAGTAGAATTTTTCGTGTCTCCACAAGGAGAAGTGTGTTTTTATGGCCATGATGGCAAGGTGCTCAGCTACAGTACAGAGCATCCGGAAATCATCAACCACATGGCTGAGTTGATAAGTCGGCTTTACCCGGAGGCGTATAAGTACCTGGCAGGCTTATACGCCAAGAGTAAGCCTAACAAACTTTATTTCAAGTTTCTAATATCAGATCGTTTTATCCGTTGCAACCTGGGTTCCAACGATACACTATGTTTCGATGTCGATGGAACCATTCTGCACCTGGAGAAAGTCGATTGCCCTCTCAGGGGCATATGTCCTAGAGAGAACATAGTCTGCCTCCCAAAGCTGAAGACTCCTTTCTTCCCTAAAGAGCTTGAGGTAGCGAAGTATTTTGCACAGGGTTATGTTGCTAGAGAGATAGCCCAGATTCTTGGCAAATCCAAGAACACGGTGTCTGCACAGCTTCGCAAAATGACCAAGCGACTGGGGCTACAGTCAACGAGAGACATCATCAAGGTAGTTCATCAGTTGAACCTATGATTTGCCATCGATGCCGCTACAAGCGCAACTGCATCAATGGCTCCTGGTGCAGTTGCTTTAAGATTTATGTGGAGTATAAATTTATTGTTTTATGCATATTCTATGAGCAGTAAAGAAATAAAAGACAAAATTATATTATTAATCTCAAGATTCGCAACATTAGAGAATAAAGATTTTTATGTGCAGAATGATTATGGCATTTTAGCATACATGTGTATTAATGAAGTCATGGAGTATTGGTGGTTAGATAATGGGCAATGTCTGCAGGTATCAAAATTGGATCCAATATCCAAATCAGTCAGATTACCATGGTTTGATATAGAATTATGAAAAAGAAGAAGGAGAAACAAGCCAAGACATTCGTAGAGTGTCACAATACATGTGCCCGCAGCAGTGGCAGAACCTGCAAGTTCTGGGGGTGTTCACACCGCAAGCTGTACAACGAGATAGAGTCGGAGCATGACTATGAATTCTTCATGGCCAATTCCAAGTGTTCATTTTATAAACCGAAGTTATGAGGAATAGAATTAAGTTTTGGAGTGACCGCGAAATTAGAGCGGCATTCGACAAGCGGGGGGGCAAATATAAGGGCATCCTCGAGCAGTTGATGATGGAGCGAGACTACGCATATCAGCGTCAGATTCGCTACTTTGTCAATGTAGACATTGATAAGTTCATGCGCAGGTTATCTTAGTACTTTCTTTTTCGGAAGATCTAAGTTAATTTTGCAGCACTAAATATAAAGATATGATTAAACAAGAGATAGTAGATCGCATTATAAGTGATGTCTCCATTCTGGATGTAGCCGAGGATGAAGGCATTAAATTCTCAGCGAAGAAAGGCAACCGCCATTGGGCTTGCTGTCCGTTCCATAAGGAGAATACTGCATCATTCTATGTGGATACAGGCACAAACTGCTGGCGGTGCTTTGGCTCATGCCGCTCCGGCGGCAACGTCATCAGCTTCTACCGCAAACTGAAGAATGGTCTCGAATTCCCAATTGCCTGCAAGGAACTCGCAAAGAAATATCTCAATGAGGAGATAGAGGACGAGTGGCGACCAAGCAAGGAGGAAGAGGATAAGCAAAAAGAACAGGAGTCCCTGCGCATAGCACTCAACTATGCGCAGAGCTACTTCACAGAGTGTATGCAGAAGGTTAATCCCGCTGCAAACAAAGCACGGGAGGCAGTTTGCAAACGATGGGGCAAGGATGCTATCGGCACCTTCGGCATCGGCTATGCACCAGTAGAAGGCTTCATAGCCTGGGCAACACAAAAAGGCTTGGACTTCGATATTCTGGAGCAAGTTGGTCTCATAGGTAATGGTGAGCGTGGCCAGTTCGCCATGCTCCGAGACCGCTACACTATACCTATCTATGACAAGATGAGCAGAGTCATAGGCTTCACGGCCAGAACCATGTCCGACAATAAGGATATCTGCAAGTACCTCAACCTGAAGAACAGTCTCGTCTATCACAAGGACACTTCGGTTTTTGGCATCAACTTCGCACAGAAGGAGGCTCGGTTGCGGGATAAATTCTATCTCGTCGAGGGTGCTCCAGACGTGCTCAAGCTTCAGTCTATCGGCATTCTCAATACAGTGGCATCACTGGGCGGTTCATGGACCGAGAACCAGCTGAAGCAACTCTACCGCATCAGCAAGAGGGTGACATTCATCCCCGATGCTGACGAACTTAAACCAGGTAATGAATTTCCTGCAGGGACAGCTAATGTGTTTGCAAATGGTCGATCTGCTTTACAGGTCGGATTTACGGTCAATGTCCGGGAGATACCGATTGATTATCCGGCTCCGAAGAAGGAGGACCCGGACTCGTGGATAACTGACAAGGGACACTTCTCACAGATGCGTGAGGAGGAGTTCGTTTTCTGGTACTGCCGCCGCAGATACTGGGCAACAGCAGAAGATATCGATGAGTTTACGACAGAGGATAGATTGCAAGCAATTGCAGATATCTGTGGACTCCTCATGTTAATCAAGGATGAAGACCTGAGAAGCAGCTATCTGACTAGTCTTATCGCTACCTACAAACACTCTCGAGAGTGGAAAGATACACTCAAGAGAGCCAAGGAGGCAGAACTGAGCGAGAAGCAGGAGCGTGAGCGAAAGGGAGACATCAAGATGCTCCGTGAGTTCGGATTTACCGAACACGACAATAGCTATTGGGGTACCAACAAGGAAGGAGACGAGATTCAGTGGTCGAACTTCAAAATGAAGCCTCTCTTCCATATTCGTGATGATTTCAACCCGGTTCGCCTCTTCGAAATCAAGAATAACGGAGAGGAACCTTCACGCCTCATAGAGCTGAACATGGATGAGATCACTTCCAGTTCTACCCTGCGTAAGCGCCTATTCGGTATAGGCGATTATATTTGGATGGCCAGAGATGAGCAGCTTATCAAGCTTCTAGGCTATCTCGGTAGAGTGACCGAGACTGCAGACCCTATCAAGCAGCTAGGTTGGCAGCGTGAAGGATTCTATGCATTCTGTAATGGAGCGAGCGAAGATGGTACCTGGATTCCAATAGATGATATGGGCATACTCAGATTGCAGGCTGGCAAGTACTATCTTCCGGCCATGAGCAAACTCAATAAGGACAGCCGTGAGTTATATGTGAGTGAAAAAAAGTTCCGGCATGAGAAGATGGTTGACAACCCGACAAGTCAGTCAGACTTTTTTGCCAAGGTCGTGCAGGTTTTCGGCGACAACGCCAAGGTGGGGCTGTGCTTCTATGTCGCCACACTATTCCGGGACATCGTCATCAGCAAGAGTCGTTCCTTTCCGCTCCTCAATGCCTTTGGCCCGAAGGGATGCGGTAAGACAGAATTCGCTGCAACGCTGATGAATTTTTTCTATAAATATGAAACTAAGTATGAGCCGTTGTCTATCACCAACGCATCAATTCCAGCACTCTCCGACTATGTAGGAGGTGTTAGCGACGCCCTGGTGCACATCGATGAGTACAAAAACTCCATTACACAGAATAAGGTGGAGTGGCTCAAGGACTTGTGGAATGGTATCGGTCGAACAAAGATGAACATGGACAAGGATAAGAAGCTCGTGCAGGCCAAGGTCGACTCTGGCATCATCCTCACTGGACAGGAGATGCCTACTGCAGATATCGCCCTCTTCAGCCGACTCATCTATCTCACCTTCGACAAGGGTGAGCATACACGTGAGGAGAAGCAGAACTTCGAGGAGCTGGAGCGTATGCGCCAGATTGGTGCTACTCACATCACCCTTCAGCTACTGAAGCATCGTGACCAGTTCCAGGGCTGCTTCGGTAATGCATGGAAGCAAGCAAGTGATGATTTGGAGGAGCGGTTGGAGGGTGAGAGTATCCTGGACCGTATCATGACAAACTGGAAGGTGCCGTTGGCAGCCTATCTCGCAATCAGAGATTACATCGACTTTCCTTTCAGCTATAGTGACCTTTTGGGAGTTGTTATAAAGGGAGTCAAGACGCAGAACAGCATGTGCAACACCACCGACGAGGTCGCTGGCTTCTGGAATATCATCAATGCTGCAGTACAGATGGGCGAGCTGAAGAAAGACCAGGACTTCAAGATTAAGACCTGCGGAACTCTGGCTACCAACAAACTCAAGATAGACAACTGGGCAATGCCAAAGAGCATCCTGATGATTCGCAAGGACATTACCATGGCGGTTTACCGCAAACTGGGAAGGCAGATGGATGAAAACCTCCTTCCTAAGGAGTCGCTGTTGCATTACCTTCAGATAGGTGCTGACTTCTATGGTTCTACCAGAAACCCGGAGCGATTTATCAAGTTCACTCCGAGCGGTTTGCCGGAGACAGTAGAGAAGAAAGATGCCAATGGTACTATCACTGGCCGTCAGAAGTTATATTATAAAGACAGGCCTCTCTGTTTTGACTATACCATGGTGTCAAACAGATATGGCATCGATCTTGACACAGAGGTAGATGGTGAGCAGAAACAGACCAAGGATCCCTATGTCATGACAGATGCTGAGCAGAAGGCTCTAGGTCTGGAACCTTCGCCACTATAGTGGAAATAAGTTTTTTGTTTAGATCATATCGATAGCCTCCAGGGGAAGAGATTCCTCTGGGGGGACTTTTTTGTTGGTGTTACGTGATTTTTCAGACCATTCACACGCGACTTAAAAGCAATGTGGCATTTGTGGCAATTAGTGCAACACTGATTATCAAAGAGTTAAGAAGGTGTGTATTTGTGGCAATTATGTGGCAATTTGTGGCAACGAGAAGAGAAGTGTGGCAAAGGTTGTGGCAATGTGGCAATTCTATTATATATTTGTGTCAATAAGAAAAGACTTATAATATTAATAATCAAGCACTTAATGTTTTTGCCACAATTGCCACAAATGAATTGCCCAAAAATGGGTTCCTTGATTTTCTAATGCTACTTTTTCCCTAAAAACAAGGGTTTTTAGCGCAATACAGATAGTTTTTCCTATAAACGTAGGAATATCTCGATTATTTTTCCTAACTTTGCGGTGTTTTTAATTACAGAAATATGAGTAAATTCGTAGTTTATGTACAGGTAGAGCCATATCTAAAGCAGTGGCTCACACATAGTTTTGGCGATCCCGTGGAATTCCCGTCCTCCAGCAACGAGAATGCTGTTCTGCGCCGGTTCCTATCTAAGCGCCCGATCAATAATCTGCCTGAGCAACCTGGAGAGGGAGATGTTGCCATCTGCATACCTTACTCCAAGTCTAAAAGCCCAGAGACTTACAACTTCCTTAACGGTCATGCAAAGCAGGCGCTCACCGAGAGCATCAACGACCTCTTCCGCATCAACATGTGGAGTGACCTTGGAGACCTCAATGACATGTCATGCAAGAAGATGTCTGCTTTCCGCTCCTGGTGTGAACAGCAGGGTATCGACATAGAGTATGCTGAGACAATCCGCATGAAGTGGTATCGCATGCGCAAGGCCTATCAAGAGAAGGGCATCAATCTTTTTAATCTTAAAAGATGCAAAAAAAACGATTTTTCATGAAAAAATCTCATCTACTCTAGCCCTGTTTTTGTTCAACACCGAACAGGTGCGAACAGATGCGAACAGTCACGAAATTTTTAAGCTTATGAAAAGACTTAGTTATATCTGCAACGTGCAGCGCATTCCTGTCAGCGAGTTGCCTTTCGATACACTTCTAGGCAACCATACATTTGAAATACCAGATAGCTACAATTGGCCAGTTGTTAAGTGTCAGAAGCCTGCCAAAATGGAAATCACAGACAAAATAGAGGATGGTCAGCGGTTCTACACCCATAAACTCACCTTCCGCACATGCAGCGAAGACCTGGACATGAAGGACAACTATGCCTATCTGGTCACCACCATCGAGGGCAAACGCTATCTCATTGGCAACAGGGAGCGGCCATATCCTATTATTAATATGTCAGATGTCCACCCTGATTCCCTTGGGACTTCTGCCATGCTCGAGTACACAGTTCAGTGGGGTAGCACCCGAAAAGCACCTTTATTAGCCTGATTTACGTATTTTTCCGTTGGCAATTGCCATATTATCTTTGCATCAAAAAAGATAAGCGCATGAAATACGGAATGATGATATGCGGTACCATCGGAGCCGGCTACGACTGGTGGTCGGGCACCTATGGTACACGTTCCAAGGATGTCAAGGCCTACCTTGACGCTCATCCGGACGAGGAGGTGGATATCGCCGTCTCCTCGCCGGGTGGTTATGTTGATGAAGGCTTGACCATCTATCAACTTATCAAGGATCATAAACATGTCAACGTCCATATCCTCGGCATGACTGCTTCCATCGCTACAGTTCTCTGCATGGGAGCCAAGCATGTTGATATGTCCGTCGGCAGTACCATGCTCATTCATAATGCTTCGACAGGTGTCGCAGTCTGGGAGTCTGCAAACAAGGCGAAACTCGATGAACTCATCAAGGATTGGCAGAAGCAGCGTGATGGTCTCGACACCATCGACAAGGTCATAGCCTCCGTCTATGCCCAGAAATCGGGCAAGACAAGCGATGAAATCCTGGCTCAGATGGAAAAGGGCAGTTGGCTGAGTCCACAGCAGGCATTGGAGATGGGGTTGGTTGATGAGGTCAGGGACCTGGACGAGGAAGACAAGAAGCGTCAGACTAATCTCGCTAAGAGATTCACTAACGCTTTCTGCTCCAACCTTGGTTTGCCGCCACTTCCTGGAGCAACCGCTAATGACGAGCCCTCTAAAACATTTCTCGAGAAGGTTGCCGCCTCACTCAGAGATATGTTCAAGAATAATACACAAATTTCTAACATGAAGAAAAAATTCCTCAATCTTCAGACCCTCCTCAATCGCAAGGAGGATTTTGAGGTTAACGATGAGAAGATTACTCTCACCGATGCAGAGATGCAGAAAATCGAGGATGCTCTTGCTCAAAAACAGAAGGACTTGGATGACAAGTCCGCTGAGCTCGACAAAGCCAGCCAGGAGGTCAAGGACCTGAAGGCTAAGGTTGAGCAGAAGGACAAGGATATCCAGGCCAAGAATAAGGAGATCAAGGATCTCAAGGGCGCTCCGGGTTCTGGTACCCATGAGGGCGTCACACCAGAGGTTGACAACGTTGACTCTGGTGAAATCTACAATGCTTTGAAGCAGATATTCTAAAATGGCAGCTTTAGAAAATACAGTTGAAATTACTCCTGATGAACTGAAGACCAGCTTTGCGAAGTACCGCAAGGACATCATTGTGATGCCTGTGCGCGCTCTTGACGAGGCAGCAAAATTCATGAGCCGACGCGTGGGCGTTCGTGGCAAGGAGACTGTCGGAGAGCTCGCAGGCGACATGGAGCTCGGGCCATACTCTCTTACTCGCAAGGATGAGAATGGCGTTACAATCACAGGCCGTACCCTGGAGACATTCCTTGGTTCATGTGTCAAGCCTTTTGAACCAAATAAGGTTCGTGAGTCTATCTATGGCTCCAACGTATTCCAGGGCGAGGCGCTCAAAAAACAGCCTATCACCAAACTGATTGGCATGTTCCTGGCAGGCAAGATAGGTGAGGCACTCTTCAAGTACCTCTTCACCATGAAGCGTAACCCAGCTGGCTCTGGTACCGCAGACCTCGCTGATGGTTTCAAGACCATCTCCGATGCTGAGATCAAGTCCAAGGCGATTGCTGTTGAGAAGGGCAACCTCTTCAATACAACCGCGATGACTGGTGTCAACGCAGTCGATGCAGTCGAGGCATTCTATGATGCTGCCGATGAAAAACTGAAGGGCATCAATACCTGCATGTTCATGAGCAGCCATGAACTTACGCTCTACCGCCGCTGTTATCGTGATAAATACGGAACTGTCAATTGGAACAATGAGTTCAACCACAACAAGTTGGATGGTGCCAGCAACTGCACCCTTGTGGGTCTTGACAACGTTCCTGCGGGCTACAAGATCATCACTCCTGGCAGCAACATGCTCATCGGTTTGGCTACCGAGGGCGACAAGGCGAACTTTGGTGTAGAGAGTTCTCTTGACTCTCACTTCCTGGTTGACTTCGTGGCAACTATGTACTTCGGTACTCAGTTCGAGTCGATCTCCAAGGAACGCATCCTCTTCGGTTATGACACTATCCCTGCAGAGTAAGGGATAGCTGTCCATGGTTATACATTATATTATATATTGATATATGGCAACAAAGAAAACATGTGCTTCCACCACAGACCTCTATGAGGATGTGTTGAAGTGTCCTGGCGAGAAGAGAATGCCTGGTACCAGAGCCTACGGCTTCTTTATCCCACGGCGTTACATCACCAAGTTCGCAGAGCCGCAGAAGGAAACTGCAACATCACTCAAGGACTATCTCGTCATCAAAGATAGCCACACCATTCAGGCAGACAAGGTTTGGATTAAGATTGCCTTCATCACAGACAAGAGCTCCTTCTCGCCAGAGGCGCAGGGTGAACATGGCTGTAAGACCATGAACCTCAAGGCAACAGCTGTCCTCCCTGGTACAGAGGAGGAAGCGTCTGCACTCGCTTCTTTGCTTCTCAACGAAGACGGTATCTTTATGATTCCTGAGCGCAACGGAAAGCTTCGCCAGTTCGGTGACGAGACCTTCGAGGTCGACGTGACACCTTCTCAGTCTTCTGGAGCAGGCATCTCTGACGAGACAAATACCACACTGGAGATCTCTGTCAACTGCGAGACCATGCCTCCATTCTATTTCGGTACCCTCACAACAGCAGAAGGTACCATCTCTGGTAAGGATTGCAAGCCAGTGGAGGTCGCTGCTGGTACAGACGGCCATTAACAAGGGATTCGATTTTCCTACATAACTACTATCAGTGGCGGGGCGATGCTTACATGAGCTCGCCTCGCCATTTTAATTTTCTATTTATTATGAATGATCCTAAATTCACAGAAAAATTGAAGAAGTGGTTTGACAGCGAGCATACCGATGCCAACATCAGGGAGGGAGCGCTGCTCCTCCTTCAGATGAATAACAATCGCCACCTCTACCAGCTCATCAACTTTGACCCTCAGGGCAAACTCGAGATGCTCAAATATGAGCTGCAGAAACATCTCAATTATCGCATCGAGGGCATGACCATCGATGATGTGAAAGACTACGACAAGAAGGTCACGCCTATCCTTCAGACTGCGGTTGACAAAACATCAGAGGCAGACAATATTGCCAAGCAGCTAGCACCTCATCTTCCGGTCGTGGAGTCAGAAAACCTCGATTCCATCGTGCCTTCAGCCATCGTAGCCAAGGGCAAACGAGCAGACCATGACCAGTTGCCTGAAAACATCCAGGCTATTTGGGATGGCAACTGCGCACTCTGGAAAAAAATCAAGGAACACTTTGAGGCTTGCAAGGCTTACGACATGTCATGTGACAGATACGAGGGCTTGCATGCTGCCGACGAAGACTTCAAGCGCATGCTCCTTACGCTCAAGGAGGAGTACTATGCATACAAGCAGGCCATGGACGTCTACGACCATGCCAAGCCGGGTGATGCCGAGAAGCAGCCAGCGGAGGAGCAGCCAGAAGCAGCCATCACCTCCAAGCAGATTGGCAATGCTCGCTCCTACATCACCAAGAACCTTGACCAGCTTATTGGCTTGACGGAGGCTGGCAACACAGACAAAGCTGACGCCTTGCGAGCAAAGGTCAATGAGCGAGTGCAACTCCTCATTACTGCCAAGGCAGAGATAACCGCTGATACCATCGCCAAGCTTCAGCAGGCTGGCATCAACATGGAGCAGCAGGCTTCAGCCGATGGCGAGGAGCAGCCAGAGAGTGCAGAAGAGGAGGTTACAGATGAGGGCGAAGCAGATACAGCAAGTCCTGAAGCCACTCCAGCAGAGTAGCTCACAGGTCTTCCTGGGTCAAGGGATTCACACCCTTGGATTGTTAGGTTGGATTCTGGAGCAGACAGGACCGGCAGATGTTGCCGTCACGACCTTCTCTACATCCGATGCCTTCTTGTGCGGAGTCATAAACCTTCGCAAGCGAGGGTTAATTAACCATTCAACGTTAGTGGCTGACATTAAAGCTTCAAGTAAAACTTTAAAGCTAAAACGCTTGATGACAGAGGCTTTTGATGATGTTCGGCTTACGCTCAATCACTCCAAAATTATGTTGGTCAGTAACGCTGAGTGGTTAGTCTCCGTGATAACATCGCAGAACCAGACGTATGGTGATCGCGCTGAATGCACCTTCATCTCTCTCGATAGAGACGTCTATCTCGATATTCATAATATGCTCAATAATCTGTTAGATGATAAGACAACAATTTCCATTCCTCGAAGAGAGTGATTTATATCTGCAGACTGTCTATGATCTTGCCAAGACCATGACGCCTGTTGAGGAGATTCCCATCCTGATGGACCTTCCTCCTGATGAGTCTATGGCTATGCAACTGGAGCTGCAGGAACCTAGGTCGCCATATCGCAGACGCTATCTCAGAGGTTTAGCGGAGACCGCTAATGAGTTGAGAACCAACAATATTGCATTGGCAAATGTAGGTTCTCCTGGTGCTTATCAGGCTGTCATGTCACAACTCTCGCAGATTATTGCTAAAATCTCATGATATGAGCCTGCCTGTTAATGTTGATGATTACATGAAGTACATGCCTCTCAATGAGGATGAACTTCTTGATCTTCATCTCTCCGCTATCGTCAGAGCGAGAGTGGAGAGACTTCGAGGGTGCTATGCGTTCTGGCTTCGATACCCTCGATATACCGTCAGGGAGATGGTTGATCAGGACAAGGCCATGTTTGGCGTCAGCGAGACACAGGCATACGATGATATACATCTCTGCCAAGTCATGCTCGGCAATCTCAACGCCGCCTCTAAGGAGTTCTGGCGATGGAAAGTCAACCAGGAGATAGACGAGGACCGCAAGGCTGCCAAGGCTGCCGGCGACTTCCGGGCGCTTGCCGTGATGCAGAAAAACCGCATCAAGAACAACCGCACAGACACGCCTGATGAGCCAGAGCTGGCATTCGACAAGATTGTTCCTGTTGAGTTCCGCATGACAGATGATCCAACAGTCATCGGTTTGCAGAAGATTCCAAATCTTCGTGCAAAAATCAAGAAAATGGAGAAGCGCTACTCGATGCCGGACATCGAGGATGCTGACTTCGAAGAACTTCCGGCAGATGATGACAGCAAGACCTAAGGAGTTATTTTTCAACGACGTGCAGTCGCGCGTCCTGCAGCTCATGCCCAAGACGCTGGTCTGCGAATGGGGTCGAGGCACCGGTAAAGGTGTCGTGGAGGCAGGTCGCATTCTCTATGCGGTCCAGCACATGCCAGGTTCGTGCCTGGGCATGGTGGCGCCATCGGTCAAGCGATGCCAGACCAACATCCTTCCTTCAGCTCTGGTCCACCTCGAGGAGTGGGGCTACAAGCGCGATGTCCACTACATCGTTGGCAAAAAACCGTGGAAGGCGCTGCACTGGCAGGAACCGCACTTTTCGCCCATGAACTGGGAGAATACAGTAGCCTTTTATAATGGCAGCTACCTCAACATCATCTCTCAGGACCGCAGCGGTACCTCCAACTCCCTCTCACTCGACCATGTTTTTATCGACGAGGCGAAGTTTATCGACTGGGAGCAGCTTAACAATGAGACGCTCCCTGCCAATCGAGGCAACAAGCAGCTGTTCGGTGACTGCTGCCTCCACCATGGTCTGACCATTACTTCAGATACTTCAGCAACAAAGAAAGGTTCCTGGTTCATGTCGTGGGAGAAGAAGATGGATAAGGAGCTGATTGCTACTCTTGAGACGGTACTGGTGCATCTGCATAGCATCCGAAACAAGCTGGCTGCTCACCCAGAACGGTACGATTACTACATGTCGCAGGTGCAGAAATACGAGAAGGTTCTGCACTCCCTCCGCTCCTATGCCCTGGTGTATTCCAGGTGCTCGAGCATTCAGAACCTCGCAGTTCTGGGAGAGGACTTCATCAGACAGATGAAGCGAGACCTGCCCAAGATGACCTTTTTAACGAGCATCATGTGCCAGCATGTCGGCATCGCACAGGATGGTTTCTACTCCGGGCTTGACGAGGATCGCAACTTTTATACGGCACCGAACACCAGGTTCCTCAATGACCTGCAGTATAAGTTCGACCCTAAGCACGACAAGCCGGACTGCCGCATGGATGGCGACCTGGAGGATGGTTTACCGCTGATCATCGGTTCCGATGCAAACAACAACATCAACTGTCTCGTAGTCGGGCAGGTGGGTTCCGATACCAAGCTGCGCATCGTCAACTCATTCTATGTGAAGTATGCCAGGAAGTTGCCTGAGCTCGCTCAGGACTTCTGCGACTACTATAAGTATCTCAAGAACAAACGAGTCATCTTCTACTACGATGCGACCTTCGTTGGAAACTCCTATGCAACGCACAGCGATAAGTTCTACCAGATTATCACCAAGGTGCTACGTAGGAATGGTTGGCTCGTTACAGAGGTCTACATCGGCAAGCCGATGAACCATCTTGAGAAGCAGTTGCTCATCGACCGCATGTTCAAGGGACATGCGCGACACATGGTTCTCATCAACCAGGACAATAACGAGGACCTGATCATCTCAATCGAGAGCGCCGGCTGTTACAACAACGGCAAGGATAAGCGAGGTGAGAAGCTCGTGGAGACAGACGAGGACAGGCTGGAGAACCGTACCGACTTCTCCGATGCCTTCGATACCGTCTGCATAGGCGTGGATAAGTTCCCTCAGACCGTCCTCTATACGGGAGGCATGAGCAACTATTACCCTCGATAGAATATTTCGTTCTTTTTTTATTTATTGCTTTAAGTTTTTTTTATGTTTTGATTCCTTGGCTGCTTGCTCGTGAGAGTAGGCAGCCTTTTTTTCTTTCTGGGTGTGTGAGAAAGCGGTATCTCCGATGGTTGTTTGATGCTGTTCCGTACTTTTTTTATTGCATTCTCCGCCGCCCGTCATGTGTTCCCATCCGAAATTTCCTATGCAAAGGTAGCTTCTGGCGATTCAAACCTGTGCATGAACCTGGGTTAACAAAAGCCAAAGGTTCTTCACGCTTCACTAAACCTTTACCTTTTGTTAACACAGAACCCCACACCTGTTTGCCTCTGCCAGCGCATTGTCTAAGCATAGGAAAAATCGAAAGGGCACACCGGGCTTTGAACGGAATGCAATTAAAAAAAATACTCCACAGCAGGAGTGGGAAAAAATCTCTGGACTCCCAAACATTACCAGAATACAATTTCAAACTTTATAAAATTTTTCGATATGAGACAGAATTATTTCTTTGAGTACGTTCCTAATGCTTACATCAACCTTTGCGTTGACAAGGCACAGCAGATGGCAAACAACCGCTTCGTCTACGACTTCAAGGCAGGCGATAAGGAGGCGGTACAAATCTGCGCTGAGTGGCTAGCTCGCTATCTTACAAAGCAGTATAGCAGTATCTTAGAGGACTTCGTTGTAGTTTTTGCTCCATGCAGCACACAATGGAAATATAACAAGCGATTCGGCTATCTCGCAGCCATCCTCAATGCAGCAGGCATCGCAACCGCAAATGAGCACGTGCACATTTTTGGAGAGCGCAAGCCAACCCACAACGGAGGCAGCCATGTTGTTAACGAAGACATTTATCACGTTTCAGTTGATGGCGAGTACTTCAAGGGCAAGCAGGTCATTCTATTCGACGACCTGCTGACTAGCGGCAAGACCATCGAGGACTTCAGAAGAAAGTTGGAGGCGGCAGGTGCTTATGTGGAGAGAGAAATCTTTTTGGCTCGCACTATCCACCACGACCCGATAAGCAACAGAGGCGTATTGCAGGAGATGGCAGAAGGCTTTTATGAGGCAGTTGCACACTCAAAGAGATGTTTCCTACAGGGTGTTAATATCAACAAAAAAACAAACAACAACTATAATAAAGTAGCGTAACATGAAGAAGTACAATGATATACTAGCAGACGAGCGACCAGAGTTCAAGGCAGCTAATTTCGGATTCGATTCACTCAGTAACACCGAATTGTTATCCATGGTAATCAACAGAGGGGCAGGAACAGCCGAAAGCCTAAGCCAGGCTAGGCAACTGATGAACATGGCAGACAACAATCTCAGTAACCTTGCAAAGTTATCCATGGACGAAATGCAGGTAGTGCAGGGAATAGGCGACTGCAAGGCGTTGGCAGTACTCGCAGCTTTGGAACTAGGCAAGCGCAGGGCAGTGGAGAAGTTGGGCAGCAAGCCCGACATAGGCAGCAGTCTAGCCATATACAACTACATGCTTCCGCAGATGGCAGACCTAAAGGTAGAGCAGGCACACGTCATATTGATGAACCAAAATTTCAGACTCATCAAGAGCGTGAAACTGAGCGAGGGAGGAATAACTGAGACATCCGTGGATATACGTATCCTCATGAGGGAGGCAGTCTTGAGCGGTGCAACTATCATGGCATTCGTGCACAATCACCCATCGGGCAACACGCAGCCAAGCAAGGCGGACGATGTGCTGACCCAGCAGATAGCCAAGGCTTGTCAAGTCATGCGCCTCTTCTTCATGGACCATGTGATAGTAACAGATGGAGCATTCTACAGCTATCACGACAAGGGAAGACTATAGGCACCATGGGCAACGTGATAGGAACACGTTGCCCTTTCACTTGCTTGCAATCTTGCTGATGACCGCGGATAAAGGGAAGGGGATAGAGATAGCGAGAGCGATGGCAATTCGGCACGGCAGTCGGGCAACGAGGCAATTGCCACATGAAAAATCCCTTACATATACCGCTCCAGTCAGCCGTGGCAATTGCCTCCGAGCGTAGGGCGGTGGGGGCTATGCTTACAGCAAGGCACGCCCTTTTTTGCTTCAACTTTCTAAAAATCCATGATTTTCAGCAAGTTGGCAAAAATGACCGTGGAAAATTTGTGCAAAATGCCCAAATTTTGCAATCAATTGCCATTGATTGCCCGCTCGAAAACGGCTACTTATGCCAATTTCCATGAAATTGCCACAAGAAACGAGCCGTTTTCGAGCGAACCCCTACATTTCATTTCGGGGTAAAAGCGGTAATAACATTGTTTGACATCATTCAAGAATGATGAGAAAAAGAGGTAAAAACCGTGTTTGATGGGGATGAAATGTTAAATAATACACAAATATTGAAAATAATCACGAAAATATTTGGTTATTCAACAAATGTTTAGTACCTTTGCATCGTGTTAATAAAGATAGTATATGGCAAGACGAAAATCTAAGGAACTCAAGGAAAATGAAGACGATTTGCTTTTCTACCTAGAGTATTGGCAAGAGTTCCCCGATACCTTCAAGAGGGTAGCAGAAAAAGAAATCGCAGAGTTGCAAAACAAAATTAAAAACAAAAAGAAATGAGAAAGCCCCTTCGGGGGCACTCATTCTTTTAAACTTAAAAAATATAAGATTATGGAATATACAGAGATGATTGATAAGGTGAAGGCTTTGGCTGCACAAAACAGAGCTGCCAAGACCGCAGAGGATAAGGCGGAGGTTCGCCGTCAGATGGATGCACTCAAGGAGTCAGATCCTAAGGCTTTTGCCGTGGCTGTTGGCTACATGGCTAAGACCACAGAGCAGAAGGTCAAGGAACTGACCATGGCAGAGAAATTTGGTGAGATTACGGATATGGTTTCCATGGCTTACATCGCAAAGGCTTACTTTGGCAAGTCTCGTTCTTGGCTGGCACATAAGATGAACGGAAACATAGTCAACGGAAAGGCATCGCAGTTTACTCCTGATGAGCTTGTTACTCTCAGAGGCGCCTTGCAGGATATGGCTCAGAAATTTGGCTCGCTTAGCCTTGCTATTTAGGCTATCTTTATTTAACACATCGTCCCCGACACAGAGCCGTGCCGGGGACTTCTTTTTGTTCACATATATTTGATATTGCTTTGTGGACTTTTATTGTGGGCATTATCTCCATGCTGATAGGAGCTATAGCTCTCCTAATATCGCACGACATGCGAGAAATAATATTGCCAATCCTTGGCAAATAACCGTAATTTGGAGAAGCCTTAACCGCTTCTCCAAGTTCATATACTCTTTTCTTTCCATACCTTAATATATATTATTTCGTTAAACCGATGCAAATATACGGAATTTTATTGAATATCCGTGGAATTTTATTGAATATCCGTGGAATTTTATTGAAAAACAGAGAATTTCAGAGAAATTCATTCCTCAATACCCCGATTTTATGCTCTAAAACATATTCCATGCAGATTCTTCTAAAATTTCTCGCTTTTTTTTTGGCGGTTCCAAATATTCTTCTTACCTTTGCCAACGCTAACAAGATGATAGTAATCTATCCGGTAGGGCGACCGTTTCGCCTATGGCTTCTGGCCGCAGGCTTTTTTTATGCCTAGGAAAATCTTTTTTTCTGACTGGGAAAATAGATATGCCCAATACATGGCGGCTGCATGAACCGTAAGATTTGATTAGTCCTTCCGGATAAGTCATCGTCTTATTAGCAACGGGGAATGCAGCCGCCACCCTTTTGTACAATCGGCTGTTTATGCTAATAAGACGATGCAATATGCAGAATTCTATTTTATTAAGTGATGCGCAGGTGAGACCTGCAGGCATCAGCGTTGAGGAGGGTATCAATACCCTCAAGTGTGAAATCAAGAAGCTCGCCAAGACCAAGAGCGAGACCTTCAGCTGTCTCTGCGAGGAGACCGTGACCTATGGAGAGGTTGTGCTCACCATGGTTGGTTTCGCAGCTGTGATGGCGATGGTCATGATTGGTGGTTTCATTTTCGGAGGGGAGGTAGCATGATGAAGAAAAGTAGAAACCGCAGAAGATGCACAGCTAAGCTGACTACCAAGGACATCAGCAAGTGCAAGTACTTCATGAATATTGGCAAAAGTATGAACGCCCATAAGGTGGAACTCAAATTTCTGAGAGCCAACAAAACTATTGGTTCTGTTGCATTCATCGAGGATACTCCACACAAGCAGACTATTATCCGATGGTATGATCATCGCTACTATGCACTTCGATTTGGAGCTAAAGAGGTTAAGCCACTCAATATGACTCTGGCCAAATGGAAATCTATAAACATCGATTAGACATGAAAAAGAATAAGAAGAAAGTCAAGAGAGACGTTCTCTTGCTATATTTCCGCCGCCGTCGCATTCGCGCTGCGCTCGAAAGACGCTGGTGGGAGCTTGATATCAAGCGTAAGGAGCTATACAAGCTCGTGGAGTACGCCAAGATTCAGTCAAGATACTGTGTTAATCAAGACTGCCACCGCATTGTCGGCAGATACCTCAGAGAACTGGAGCGTGAGGAGATCCGTGTTACCAGACTTCAGACCAAATACGACCTTTGGGCTTCCCGTCTGGGCTACTGGGTTGACCTCTATGAGACGGCATTGAACCGCCTGCACCCTGGAGACGATATTTAAGTTTCACCCTTTAAAAAAAGAATATTATGCCAAGAAATACAGATTATTTCGACAGCGAGCAGTTTGAGCAGGATCTGCTCGACGCTTACTTCCACTTCCGCAGCTGCCTCCCTGTGAAGGATAAAGCCACCGGTCTTGATTACAAGAAGAGCTTCAAGACAACCCAGGACATCGCCACGGAACTTGATGACATGGGCGGTGTCAGTATAGAAACCATCAACCAGTATCTGCAGGAGCATGGCTACTATGTAGCCACGCAACCAGACGGAACTGTGGCATGGGCTGTGTGGGAGAGAGTTGTCAGGCCAGACAAACTTGTTTAAGTTAAAAACTCATATATTTTAGTGTACTACCATGTGTTATGAATAATTTTTCGTACCTTTGCAGCACGAAAAATTTTACAAAGTTTGAAAAGCTTTGAAGCGGCTGGCCGCCCGTGAGGGTAGTCAGCCGTATTTTTATTTTGATCCCCTCCATATTATCTTTGCATCAAAAAAGATAATATATGACCATCACATCACTTCCGTCGGGCAGCTTCTTTCTTGAGAACCTCCCCGACATCGATATTCTCACGGCCAAGACGCGCCTGCTCGTCACCATCAAGATTGGTGACGATACCATCTACGATGAGTATCTCTATCCTGCCGATGGAGAGGTCACCGTGAGCGACCTTGCCGACATCTTCCGTCCCTATGCACGCCGGAGGCTGGCAGTCACAGCCACCATCACCATCGCCGAGCAACAGGTTCCGGACTCCGGAGACACCGACTCTGCAACAGTCACCGATACGCAGACAGCCAACCTGAAGGTTTACTATTCCACCGTGGACATCGTGGGCGTGGACTGCTCTACATTCCTCAATACACACTTCCTCACCCTGCTGGAGGGGCACAAGACCACCTACATGGGGCGACTGGAGTATCTTCACTACATGGGCAGGGACTCGGCAACAGTCACCGCACACTACGCCGACAAAACTACGAAACCGTTTACCGCACCAGCCGTCGGCGGCAATGAAATCTACACCACCATCGACGTTTCTCCGTCTCGTTTCGAGACCGAGGGCACCGACCTTCTCTACTACGTGGTAGAGGCAGGCTCACGCTCCATGACCTTCATCATAGACAGCGAGGAGCGTGACGTGGCGCCTACTCTGCTCTTCACCAACAGCTTCGGCTGCCAGGAGCTCATCTACTGCACAGGCAAGCACGAAGTAGACCCGCAGTACACCCGCGATGCAGCCTACATGGGCGGCATCAGGGTTAACTACCGCATCACAGAGCAGCGCACCTTCAATGCAGATACGGGCTATCTGGGCACAGACATGGCAAACTGGGCAGATGATCTCTTCCGCTCAGACGAGGTCTATCTGGTCAACTTCATCGGCGGCGTTGCCAAGGTGGGCAAGCGTGTCACCCTCTCAGACTCCAAGTCCAAGCGTGACAACCTGCGCGACAGCGTGCCACGCTTCACCTTCAGCTACACCTACGCCCAGCGCCAGCACAACGTGCTTGACCTGCAGCGAGCCGGCCGTATCTTCGACAACACCTTTGACAACACCTTCAACTGATGAGACGCACGGCTTACCACCTCACAGAGGTGCTGCGCCTCCTGGCCAAGGCAGAGCGAGACCGCTCCACCATTAACCTGAAGGCGTGGACATCAGACGGTGAGACCGTCGATTATACAGGATGGCTGGTCAGGGGCAGCAGCTGGCGTGGCGGATTCCACCGCCTCGTCAATCCGGCAAATGCCGAGGTTCGCACCGTTCCGGACATCTACATTCACCAGTTCCTGGGCTTACCAGTATATTTATGACATGAAACAGAAAAAATATCAGCTTCAGCAAGTAGGAACCAGCGGTTCCTACAGCCGCTACGCCCTAGTGGCAGAGGGCGTGAGCAGGGTTACAGACTCCACCACCATCGAGCAGCAGTATGGGCAGGATACCAGTTTCCTGGGTTCCGGAGAGGTGGGCGACGCCACAACAGGCATCCTGGAGACTTCAGACGGCGTGCTCTTCGAGTATGTGAACTATGGCGATGACAACGACATGCCATACACCCTGCAGCAGTTGCTGCGCCGAAACATGGTGGCGCAGCGAGCCATGGCGTTCAACGTGCAGTGCTGCTACGGCCAGGGCGTGCGCTTCATGGACAGGGAGACCAAGCAGGACACTACCGACGCAGAGATCCGCGACTTCTGCCTGAAGAACTCCATCCACGAGGTCTTCATGCAGCAGGCAACAGACATGAAGTTCTTCTTCTGGTCGGTAGAGGTCATCATCCTGAGCCGTGACCACTCCAAGATAGTCAACATCCGCCACAAGGACGTTTCCTACTGCCGCCTGGAGGTACCCAATGACAAGGGGCGCATAGAGCATGTCTTCTTCGGCGACTTCCGCAACGTCATGTCGCCGGTACATACCGAGGTTATCCCGCTGCTCGACCTCTATGACCCGCTGGGCGACCTCATGGCGCGCATGGGAAAGGCACCGGACCCCTACACCGGCATCAGGGGCAAGGCACCCGAGATGGGCAAGGACTGCAAGTTTGCCATCATATCCCGCATCCCGACACCCGGACTGCAGTACTATCCGATACCATACTATGCCAGCATCTTCGACGATGCCTGGTACGACATCTACCGTCTCATCGGCATCGGCAAGCGCTACATGATCAAGAACACCTCTGCGCCACGCATCCAGATAGAGGTGCACCGCGACTACTGGGAGGAACTCTGCAACAACGAGGACATCATCGACCCGGATAAGCGCAAGGAGCGCATCCTGCTGGAGAAGGACAACATCATCAACTTCGTGTGCGGACCGGAGAATGCAGGCAAGGCACTCATCACGGGCTACTACTTCGACCCCAACGGCAAGGAGCAGCGCATGGTGCGCATCATCAACCTCTCCGAGGGCAGCAAGAAGGAGGGTGGCGACTGGGCAGACGACATGAGCGAGGCATCCAACGCCCTCTGCTTCTCGCTGGGCGTGCATCCAAACCTCATCGGAGCCACACCAGGCAAGAGCCAGATGAACAATTCCGGCTCAGACAAGCGAGAGCTCTTCATCCTCAAGCAGTCGCTCGAGAAGGCTTGCCACGACATCATGTGCAAGCCTTACCACGTCATCTCCCACTACAATGGCTATGCCGACCGAGGAGTGACCGTAGACGTGCCGATGATAGAACTCACGACACTAGACAAAAATAAGGACCAACAGACATCAATAGTTTCAAACAATAATGGCAAAAATGAAGATTCAAATCAGCAAGGATGACTTCGAGCAGAGCATCCTCGTAGCGACAAGCTCGCACTCTGAGGTGTTCGAGTCTGTGAGACCTCATTTCTATGAGGCATACAACAATATTCAGAAGCGCTTCCTCGGCTACGTTGGTGAGGAAGCGCTGGAGACAAATGAACGGCTATCGGCTGCAGTTGTCAAGGCAGTATGCCTGACTGCATTCCTCGGCAACGTTCGCCATCTCGACCTGGTACTCACTCCGACAGGCTTCGGAGTAGTTGCCAACAACGAGGTCTCTCCTGCATCATCTGCGAGAGTAGAGGCGCTGATAGAGCAGTGTATGGTCGCTTGCTTGAAGGCGGAGGGCGAAATGATTACCTTGTTGTCTGCAACAGAAGGGTGGGGAAGCAGCCTGCAGGCTAAAATGAGCATACCGCTTCTGGTCTTCAGCATCGAGCAGTATGCCTTCCAGGTGAAGCAGGAGCTATCATCCAAGCAGTGGAAGGATAAACTGTCAGCACTCTACGAAGCTGATGGGGTGATGCGCAGGGTCATATCTGACGAGCAGATGGATGATCTGCTAGAGATGGAGCGGGGAGCCAAGGACAAGGATGACACCGCTGTAGAAATCATCTTCAAGGTGCGCAGATGCATGATCTTCCTGGCTGAGGGTTTGCTGACAGCCTATTCCAACGAGCGTGCGAGACTGCTCAGATACTTTGATGCAAATCTCGATAAATTCCCGTTATATGCGAATTCATCGGCATATATGGCTAATCATTTCAAAGAATTTCAGAATGAAAAATCAAAACCTGCCTTCGTTTTCAACGCATAAAGATGGTACACAAGAGTTCAATTTCCAGTCGCCGTCATCGTGGGCGGAACTTTCAGAAGATCAGTTGCGCTATGTCCTTAGCATCATGTCGACGTTCCAGGATCATACCGTTGTCAAATGCTACCTTCTCGCAAGGTTCTGCGGTCTTACCGTACATAAGTACACCCGAACCGGGTGGAAATGCAGCGTTAAATGCGATGAAAGCGGTGAAAATGGCGATGCTAAGACTGGGAAAGTGCGCGAGAGAGTCCTGTATATCAGCGCTGCAGAAATCCTCTCCCTGCTCAAAAACTTCGATTTCATAGACTCCTTTACGGACTTTAGGCCTCTACAGGTTGCAAGTGACGTTCAACTGACGGCAGTAAACAGCCTGCTTCACGAGATCAGCTTCTACGATTACCTCAATATCGAGAAGAACTACCAGCTGTTCATGCTCAAGCAGGAGGACAGATTCCTGCTGAAAATGGCGCATCTCATGTACAGGACAGCAGGCGGTTCTTCCGATGAAACCGCCAATTTCGAACCTTATGAGCTCCTCGGAGTCTTCATGTGGTTCTCGAGCGTCAAGGAGTATTTCGCCGCCAACTTCCCTCACTTCTTCAGACCAGCCAAAGAGGGTGGAGAACTGCGGCGTGAGGACATCCTGCCAGCCATGCAGGCGCAGATCAGGGCACTTACCGATGGTGACGTGACCAAACTGCAGGCAGTCTACAATACAGACTGCTGGGCAGCCCTCACGGAACTGGACAACAAGGCTCGGGAGGCAGAAGAGTTTAGGAAGCGCAATAGGCAAAACAGTTAAATATTCAGAGCATGACAGAGAAAATCTTTGATTCCATCGCATATTTCAAGCAGCTGGCTACCGAGTGCAGAACCTGCAGGGATTATAATTTTGTCGCAACAGAATGTTCCGGACCAGATTCCATCCAGGGAGTCATGCAGCAGTTCCGAAAGGCATCCAACTTCATTATGGTGTCAGACACCGTTGACAGCAACACCCATTCCATCGGAGAGGGTTTCTTCGACCGCAACGTCTATACCGTCTGGATCCTGGCAGGGTACCGGCGCGATGACATGGCAGACCGAGAGGCGAAAATGAATATCTGCAGATATATCTTCCGACAGTTCCTCAGTCGCATGCTATACGACAAGAGCCGTGAGGCATACGACGGACAGATGGAGTTTCTGGACCTCACGCAGGTCTATTCGAGCGAACTGGGCAGATGGTCCATGAATGGCGTCACAGGACTCTATTTCATGGTCACATCTGACGAACCTATCGACATACAGTATGATGAGAGCCTATGGCAGACGCAGCAGTAGACGACCTCCTCAGATATGAGCGAGGCTGGACTAACGCCATGGGCGACTATTGGAGAGAGCGCATGGAGCGGTTGCGTACCATCGATACTGGCCGCCTCTACGCTTCCATTAAGGCGCACCTGGAGCAGGGGTCTGTGACAACAATTGAGCACAACTTCCTGCAGTATGGTATCTATGTAGCAGCAGGAGTAGGACCGGCACATGAGTGGTACAAGTGGACCGAGGCACAGGGTGGAGAGAAAATCCACCGCATCAACAACGGCGACCTCAACTTCCTGGGCGATGAATACCGTCGTGACAACAATCTCGATAAACCGAAGAAGGTGGGTCCTGCCTGGGGCGGTCGTGTCGCCGGTGGCGAACCTAAAGGCCGCCGCGACTGGTTCTCGCAGAAGTACTACTCATCTGTCATGAAGCTCAACGAGCATGAGGCGACCTTCTACGGCGACCGGTACAATGGTCTGATGGCATCTGCCCTCACAGAGATCTTCAAGGGCATCGGTGCAGCACGCTACCTCTAGGGAGCGTATTTTTACCGATTCCATCGGCATATTATCTTTGCAAACAAAAAAGTAAAATGGCAGATAAACTAGACAAGAGTGCACTTCAGACCCTATTCGAGGGTATCAGAGACGAGCGACGTCTGCAGGCCAACACGGCAAACCGCATCGGCAACGCCTTCCTCTCGCTGCTGCACTTCTGTGCCGACGAGACCTCCGATGCCTTTCTCAGCCGCAAGCATGACGATGCAGCCGAGGGCATGATTACCTTCCTGCGTGGACTCATCTCCGAGCAGATGGCGCAGTTCAAGGCGGGCGCACAGTTCGGTGACTTCGTCTCCGGGCTGTACAACGGCAAGGGCGCGCAGGTCGATGCCAATGGCAATGCAGAGGTTGAGAGCATCACCGTCCGCACATACATGCGGGTCATGGAACTGATTGTCAACCGCCTGTCAGCGCAGGAGGGTGACACTTTCTTCACAGAGAGCGACACCATCGAGAGCGTTGACAGTCTGGGCGATGATTGCTATGGCTTACACCTCCGCTCCAAGTATAGTGGATACTTCACGGCTCAGCATGTGGGCAACGTCATCAAGGGCGTGGTCAACAACATCGCTTCGGCAGCCAATTCCGGCACTTCGGCTAATTACTACACCTCCTGGATGAGAGTCAACAGCGTCAACGCGGTTAAGAATTACATCGAGGTCACCCTCTATCCTGATGCCGAAGTTCCGGCAGGAAAGAACTTTCCGCCATGTGAACTCATGAATATCGCCCGTTATGGCAACCAGACCGATGAGTCGCTGCAGAGCTGTTTCTACATCTCCAGTTCCGAGGGGCGCATCGTCAAGCTGACGGGCGTCACAAAGCCGATACTTGAAAATTACAACTACGGCATGGCCTTCGGCGAC